AAGCCTTTGTAATTCGGCTATTTCTCTTTTGAATTGTCCTGCCTGAGCTTCAATAAGTACCGACAGTTTGTCAACTTCTACATAACCCATTTGTTATATTTAAATAACTTATTTCTCATCTTTTTTCTTTTTAATCACACCACCAAGTGCTATGGTATTCTTTCTCATCATTTCTTCCATTTCTTCAACAGTCATTACATCTTTTTTAGGTTCTTCATATAGGAATGGCTTTCTAGGATAATTTTTAGGACTATTTATTGCAATTCCAATATATTTACCCAAGAGGAAGTTTTGATAGTCTATTTCCATTACTCTATTCTTATTTATTTCGTTGTAAGCTTTTAATAATTGTTCAAATCTAATTGGTTGTATCTCCCAAAAAAGTTCCATATTCAAGCCCCAATTTATATTAAGAGCCGAGCCAACTATTATTGCTATCTTCTCTTTCTCCTTCCATAGATTTGTAAAGAACCCTTTGTAAACTAAACCCCTTTCTCTATAGCCCTGTTCATTTCCTCCTGAACTTTCTTGAGGTTTAGTTTTCGTGGTAAAAAACCCCCTTCTTGCAATTTTTCTGTAATTTCGAGATATAATTCAAAGGTATCTTTACCTTCTGCTAAATAATCTTCAATTACTTTATAAGCCTCTTCCTCGCTAATCATTAGACCTTTTCTAACAAAAAGCAAAATGGTTTTCATACTGAAATCAGCTAAAGTATCTTGGACAGGTCTTTTACTCTCTTCCTCGATTTCTTTAATCGCTCTTGGTGTATATTTTAACTCCATTTATTTTTTAACTAAACTTATCTAAAAGACAGGGGTGGTACTTCCACCCTAGTCTTTATAAACTTGGTGCAACAGCAGTATATGTAGGTTTCCCTGATATTCTGATTGTCCCATTAAAGTTTCTAACTCCATCAACGGTAGCTTCTCCTTCCTCAAACATTTTGACGAATCCATCAAATGCCCAAGTTGAACCGTTAGGTGTTGTAATAGTCCATTTCTCTATATTTTGGCTATCTGCAAGGCTAAGCATTGCTTCCATTGCATCTTCTGATTTAATTATTCCAGAGATAGAAACCTCTCCGGCATCTTTAAACCCTGCAATAAACTCTTTGAACCCACCTGAACTATCAAGCGTTGTAACATCAATCTCATCGCTCTCAATACCAATTCTTCCAATACTGGTTAGATCTGCGATAGTGAGATTTTCTGTTTCACTTCCTGATTTTGTTTTTACAAGTGTTGTTCCTAAACTTTTAACTGCACTCATATTCTTAAATACTTAACTTAAATCTCGTTGTTATATGATGTAAATCATCTTCTGGCATATCCATATTGAAAATCAATCTATAATCGTTTTCCAACATAGTTTCCTCCAGAGTGGCTAACAACTCACCACTTTCTGCACTCGTTTTAGCAAAAATATCAATTATTACTTCAATATTTTGCATACCAATATCTTTATCTAGCACATATTCAGGTACATTGCTACCTATGTTAAAAGTAATTGCCGGTAGCTCTTTTATAATCTCTGGTCTTGTCTGATATACCTTCGCCCCACTTATTTGGCTCAATATGTTGTATATATCTTTTTTAGGTTCGTATATCATTTTACTGCCCTCCTATTGTGCTGTTTCAGATAATTTTCAAACTCCTTGTAAATAGTCGCTTGGTGCACTCTCAAGGCTGGTCGCATAAAAGGCTGTGCCTTCATTTTAGAAGTCCCAAACTCCTGATACACACCATATTCTACTGGGTCGTAAACCTCTCCCACAACTCCTGTATTATTAGGAGATGTGTAGGTCTTTCTCATAATGTTTCTCTTCAAATGTCCTGTATCAACAGGCGACATTTCTTTCGCAGTCCTTTGAACCAATTGAGTAGCTTTCTGCATAACAGGCTTCATATCAATATTCCCAAGCCTATTATACTTTTTAACCAATCTATCCAGATTTTGAACTGCTATGACCATTTTTGACCCAATAAAATATTATGACTATCACTCGGTATTTTACCCACTATTTTGTAAAGAACATTATTGTATCCAACTACCGTTCCCAACTCTATATTCTTATGCGTAGATATTTTGATATTAACCTCTTCCTTAATACCATAATCTTCTCTTATTTGCTCTAAGTTGTCAAAGGCTACATTACCCTTAAAGGTTTCAGTAGTTGCCTCAAACTCATTAGAAACAAACCCTTCATCATCTACGTTGGCTTCTCCCTGATAAACTGTAAAGGTTTTGTCATAAAAGAAGTCCGATATATTGTTTTTAACGCTATCAGATACCTTCAACGATAGTTGCTATCCTAAACTTATCTAACAAAGGCTTAATGGAAAGTAAAATATCCACGTCGCTCTTAGTAGCAAGATAACTTTTTATTTCATCACCGAAAGTTACCGATTGCTGTAAGTCTGACATTGATTTCACCTCTCTACCTTCTAAACCTGCTTCAAAGGTTTTAATAGTATCAACTACTGCTCTCGCTATACTTCTCTCAAGTTGAGGTGGTATAGGATATGCGTTATATCTTTTCCAGAAAGTATAATTCTCCTCCTCAATATCGGTCTTGTCATCAATCGGATAATTAACGACATCTTCCTCATATTGCCTCACCAATTGCTCTCTGTTCGTATAAACCAAAATCCTATCTACCACCTCATCTATGGTAGTGTTAAGCAAGGCTTTACCTTCCAAATCAGGTCTTATCGCTATTGCGTATGCTTTTATTCTTGCTTTAACCTCGTCCATTTATATACAAGTTTAACTTATATTAACTGACTTATAAGCTAGGAGTCTCTCCAGAAAAACTTGCATACTTTACTAATTCAGGCATTATCATTTTTACTCCGTATTTGAAGTATAGACCAATATAATACTCAACTGAACCCGCTATTTTATCTACAGCTGTTCCTATTGGAGCTATTGGCATTGCACCTGCACCTGCAACCATTATTATTGCATCTTTTGTCTGCCTAAAGTTCCTATGAACATTTACTCCATTATAGTCGAATAATGTTACACCACCGTTAGCTGGGTTTGGAAGTTTTTCAAACTCTCCCTTTAGTCTATCCCAAACTGAAGATTTCAAGAATACATGTACCATACTCTCGTCTATACCATCAGCGTAATCTGTGGTTGCATCAGTTATTGTTCTAATAAACTCATCAAGCTTACCTTTATCTGTACTTGCAGTTAAAGTTACTTCACTACCCTCAGTTTCTGCTTTTGTAAAGAAAGCTCTATCGGCGAATACTATCATAGAATTGGTATATAAATCAGACTTTCTCTGAATTATTCCATCTATTCCGTATTCATCAATATCCCATTGTGTAGCCCTTTCCCTAATCATCTTTGGAGTATCTACATTAACGGTTACTTTCTCTATCTTAAAGTTCTTATCAGTTGCATCAGGATTATAATTTTCAACTGCTGTGTTTAACATTCTATCAAACTCAACAGATCCACTTCTTGGGTCTCCACTCCATTGATTATTTTTAACGATTGATGACAATGCTCTGGTTGAGAAGTTTTCAAGTACCCCTCCGTAAACTTCAGATAGCAGTTGTTCATCACCATTGGCTTTTAAAATTGCCATTGATTCTGTTCTTGCCATTTTTCTACTTATTCAAAAATTAAATCTAATAAGCAGATTTCAATCCAGTTTTGAGAATGGTGTTCTTGTTATCTACATCTTTAGGAGGCTCACCTTCCAATTTCTTGGCAACGGTTTGTTCCACAGAAGTTTGATAATTTTTAATAAACAACTCGGCTTTTTCTAATGTCTTTTCTTTATCAGGGTCAACCACATAGTCAACCAAATCAATCGGTACATTAGCCTTTGAGAAAATAGATATCGCTTCTAATTTATTCTCTCTCATAGAGAGTAGCTTCTCTCTTTCCTCATTTTCTCGCCTCTGTTTTTCAAGAACTTCCTTTTCTCTTTCTTCAGCCGAAAGCTTTGCAAGTCGCTCTCCTTCTTCTTTTGCTTTTAGAATTTCCTGTTGAGCTTCTTGTTGCATTTTCTCTAATTTTGCTTTCCAGCTTTTTTCAGCTCGTTCTAGTCTTAATGAGATCAGCTCATTGACCTTCTCTTGCTGTTCTTCTGAAAATGAAATCTCCTCCTGATTTTCCTCTTTGACGGTTTCCTCTGGAGTATCAGAAACCTGAGTGTTTACTTCGGTTTTAGGCATAATACCTTAAAACTTAATTTATATCCATTTTCCCCTGTCGGGTCGGGTTTAACTATTTATAGTGTAGCACATTTCATTCTAGTATTACAACTTCATCTCCATTTCTTTTCTATCGTATCCCTCCGACTCTAATCCTCGCATTTGAGTCTCGTATATTCCTAATTCATCACGACCTTTACCACTCTTTCTTTTTTCTTCCAATTCTCGAAGTCGTAACTCTTCCTGCCAATCTATTTTATTCCAAACCTTTTCCCTTTTAGCCTCCTCATTAAACACAACCGTTGTATCACTTCTGCAGGATGGATGAAGGGGCGGATAATTAACTCCCACTTCTGCCTCGCTTACTTTAAAGACTTGTCCATTTAATTCCCTACAAATTTTGCTAGTGCGTTTATCTAAAATCGCCTCATAACGATAGTATTCTATTCCTTCATCAATATAACTTTGTAATTCTGCCTGATTAGTAAAATAATTTGTTTCCGTTCTAACTAATCTCATAGCGTAATATCTGCTTACATCAAAATGTTCTCTGATTTGTCTTTGCATTTTCTCCTGTGATATTCCACTTACTAATCCACCACCAACCACTCGTGGTAAAACTTCTTCTATGCGACTATTAAGAATAGCATTGTTAGCCCATATTCTAGTTGAGTAATTTCCCCCTTGCCAATTCTCTCTTAAAATCTGGTATTTGGTCATATCGTCAATATGTGCAAACCCCCTGTAATCCCTACCTAGATATTCCCTTATATCTCTCCTACTTGCCGAATAACTTTCTTCTATAATTTTAGAATACGCACTTTCTGATATTTCAAGTTCTCTTGGTGCGATTGATTGTATCTCCCAATATATCTGCTGTTTCATCGCCTCTAATCTGGTTAACCTTCCTATATATGCCGGATCATAAACATCTGCAATATTAAAACCAAGTTTTCTCATTTTAACTTGTATAGATAAAAGAAAGTTTTCTTTATCGGCATTACTAAGTATTTTGGTAAGCTCCATTACATCTAGACCAGTTTTATCGGCGTAGTTCACATATAGTTTATTTATTTCTTTATTGATATTTTGTAGTGCTTGTTCGTAAATGGGGAGTATCCTCTGCATTGCAGAATAACCAATTCTCTCGGAATAATCTAATCTTGCCTTTGTTCTTTCTAACCAATAATTATCCATTTCATTAAGAATAAACTATTCTTATTGAGCATTTATTTCTGCTGAGGTATTCGGTTCGCCTTTTCCGAAATTGTTTACAGTCTCAATAAACCTATTTAATCCCTCTTCTTTAGCTAATTCTATACTCCTTTTGGGATTATCTACAAAAGGTAGTTGAGATATAAGTGTTTCGTCATCTACGATTCCTCTTAAATTGCTTATTATTTGGCTTAACTCTAACAGATTCTGTGGTAGGTTTCTATTAAATACGGCATCTACTTTGTATACATCAAACTCTCTAGATTTGTTTATACTAACTAAATAATTATTATAAATCTCCAATCTTTCCATCAGCCCTTTTTCAAAGAACCTTTCCTTGTTCTTAACATTCTGATCAAAAGGAAGTAACTTGTAAGCAATCGCAACTCCACTAGCATTACCCACAAAATTCTCGTCGCTCATATTGGGTGTTAGAGATATTTTATGTATATCCTGTTCTATATTCCTTCGTAAAATATCAACTTGTGTTTCATCTAAATTTTTAGCTAGAAACTCTATGTTAGCTTCTCCTTTAATTGGTAAATCAAACATCATTCTATTATTCCTTAAATCGGTTTTCTGCTCATCAGTCATAGAAACCCCATACCCCAAAAGAATAGCTTCAACTAATTGCTGTTTATCGTTTATTCTATCCGATTGTAATAGATTGTAAGCATCAATTAAACTAATTACCTGTTCGAAGTCTCCCATATAATCAGAGTTATTCCTGAACTCTATTAAAGGTACTTTCTTAAATGAATGAGGTTCTTTATCTCCAACTCTTGGATCTCCATTGCTATCTACACAATTAACATATTTATATTTATCTGAATACACCGTAATACTATCATAAGCTTTGTTTCTATCATCACTTAATTCGTAAATAATGCCAAACATCTTTTTGTGCATAACAGTATTATCATAAACACAAATAGCATTTCTCACATCAATATCTTTGCTCCTTATATCATTGCCGTCGTTGTAAATAAGCTCATATTGAATACCAAAAATAGATAAATCTTTAGCAATTTCTACATCTAAATCTGATATCGTTTGCTTTTGATATTCTTCTAAAATAGGTTCAATATTTATATTTTCATCTAATGATTTATAGGAAACAGGATTACCTAATAAATATCCAGTATTTATTTCCGTAATATATTTTGCGTAGTTAGTTATAACTTTAGAGTTTTTACTTCCAAGTGGTTTTGTTCTTTTCAAAATCTCGTGATTTCCTAAATAATAATCCTCTAACCTTTGATAATATTTTCTTTTCTTTTCATTATAATCAATTGCTTCTTTAATAATTTCAGAGGATAGTTCTAAATCTTTATTTATGGTAAACATTTTCACCTACAATAAACTTATATAACCATACTAGCACACTTTTATAACCCTATCAAACCTCTATCGAACGATTGATATTTACTATCTCTATAATATTTAATTCCCTGTATCGCCAAGAAACTAGCGAATAAGCTATCGTCGTGATAACCTTCATCGTGTTCTCTTCTTCCATTGTTTTTCCTAACAAAGGTTTTCATCTCTTGGATTATGTTATTAGAATTGATTATCAAATTGCCATTTTCAAAAACCTCAACAAAATCGTCTATCATCAAATCCCTATTACTCCCAGTTGTTCTCCACCCATACTCATTTTTCTGCTTCTGTGTTTTTTTGTCAATGTTCCTATTAACAAAAAGTTTCCTGTAGCCTTTCTCCTGTAATTTCAAAACCGTTGTAAGCCCTGAACTATTTCTCTCTGGAATGATAAAAGCCTCGTTATACATATTTCCCAATTCTATTAACAAGTCTGCTATCTGGTCTGGTCTAATTGTAACGTCCTGAAAACTAGCCACCTCCTCTATATTCTTCATATCAGTTAAATCAAAAACCTCAATACCAGTCCTATCATTACCTACCCCTTCTGCAGTATCACAGCCAATTACATACTTATTTCCAGCCTTTGGCTCTCTGTAAATATTAACACCCCTAAATGTCCTTATTGGCTCAAGAGCCTTTAATTGTGCCACCTTGTAAAGGTCAAAGACCGATATTGAAGAAGATAAAAAAGCCTCCTCTGCGATAGTAGGATACTCCTGTTTAACTAGTTCCTTTAATCTCCTAGCCTTTAAGTAATACCAATAAAACTGCTCATCACTCAACCCATATTTCTCCTGTATATCACTTATTAAGTTATATTTTTTAGCAAGGACTTTGTAATCCTCCCTCCAACTGTCGTTTTCTGGTGGTGTTTCCCAATAATCCTCGTCCCAAGTCCAATTGTAAAAGTGTGGAGTAAACTCATTTCTTCCCTCAACCGCATCTTGCCATAAATCGTGAGCCTTGTTTAATCCATTAGCTGTTGTTTCCAAAGTAATAACCCCACCCTTAGGAACTGCCTCTAATGTCGAAGCAAAAAGACTATCAATATCTTTTACAAATGCCACCTCTGAAATGTGCAAATCGTGAACTGTTCCTGACCTCATATCCAAATCAACATAATATCTACTTCCCTCGTTAACAGAACCCTTCGCAAAATACAATTCTCTTATATTGTCATATTTTACATTGTAACTCTCTCTTAAAACTTCAGGGAGATTATCCCAAGCGTATTTCGTAATTTGAAAAATATCATCAGTTTTTTGCCTCTCGTGGGCTATTGTGGCGACTGTAATATTGCTATTTAACATTACTTTTTTAAGTTTTCTCAATTGTTCTAATGTGGTAAACCCTATCTGCCTCGCTTTGAGAATAAAATCCTTTCCAGTCCTATGTTGAAGATAATCTATCTGTGCCCTTTTAGGCACAAACAATACCTTTCTCGCCTTCTTGTCTTTTATATAAAAATTATGAAGGAGATTGTTGTCCATAACCCTCTCCTGTATCATCTATATCTTCATTAAAAGCATTCCTAATATCCTCTATCGTAATATTCTTCACCTCTCCCTTAAACTCTGTTGGTGCTTTACTTATATGCCTATCTATTCTATCTAATATAAACTTTGGATTCTTTGCATACTTAAACATATCTACCTCTACAACAGTATAATTCTGCGGATTGTTTTTTATGTCTTCCTTAATATCTAGAAACTCTTTATAACTCATGTGCTGATATTTATCATAGATATCCATCATTTCCCTTGCCATTCTTCTTCTTTCCCAGCCCTTCTTCTTTAACTCTGGGCTGGGTTGCCCACTAACATCAAAACCCTTCCCTGTTACTCCTCCTGTGTTTTTCTTCGTGTTTTTCACCATTTTTAATCTAACCTTAATTCAATTTAACTGCCTTTTTATTAGTAAACTTTTCCCAACGGTCAATGATTACAGAAGTATAATGTGGGTCAATTTCCATATTCTCATCAATTTTAATAATATCGTGAAATCCTCTTTGCTCTATAGCTTCTTTTAATCTATGGTATGCTTTGTCTGATATTTTTCTTGGATTATTTTCCCATTCTTTAAGTTCTGATAATTTTCTTATTTCTGTATGCCATTTCATTATTTAAGTATATCATAAGTTACTATTTTTACCATCTAGCCTACAAAAACCTAGATAATTTTTATCTAATATCTATGTCATCAAATTTATTAAGATAATGATCACAAATCTTGTCATACTCTGCTTTATAATATTTGGCAAATTCTTCTTCAGTTGGTGTTCTCCCAAGCTTTTGTTCTTGTAACTTCCATAAAATATCTCTAAACCTCTTACTTGGAGTTTTCTTTTTAACTAAATCACTATCAGGTTGCAAATCTTCTAAAACTTTATTTACATCAAAATCAACCTCATTACCAATCGGAGTATCAGTCAAAATTAAAATCCCATAATCACCTAAATGACTATCTATCTCTGCAATATCTTGACTTCCCACTTCATACAAGCTATCAACTTTCAAACCAATACTCCTATCAGCCTTCCTGCTGTAATTCTTTAATTCTACTTGTATCTTGAACATTTTAATAATTTTTTAATTTAGATATTGAGAGGGGGAGGAATTGCACCTCCTACGGTGTAAACAGGTAAATGAAAATAAACCTCGCAGGTCTTTCGACTTCTGCCACCCAGCATCTACCTTTAGCATTCCCTTACTAATTGGATACCCTCTCATTTTCTTACTTTTAACCCTACTATTAGTTATTAAAGGAATTATTAAAATTAAACCAAAAGTACAAAATACTAACAATATCTTTAACTTTAAGATCTCCAAACAATATATTCATTATTCTTCCTCCTTAGTTAAAATTAACTCTAGTCTGTTACATCTTTCAATGTTTTTATCAAAATCTATTTTGAAACTATCTTTAACCATATTAGAAACTCCAATAACTGAACCTGATGGAAAAGTTATTTTTATATTCATCGTATTATCACAGTTCTCAACCAGCTCTATTGTATATTTTTCTTTCTTCTTCATTGCTCTTTCTCCTTTAATAACTTATATATCACATATTGATCTCTATCTGCTTTTGCAACATACATGTCTAACCAATATTTCGCTTCTTCTAAATCATCAAAACATAGGACTTTAAAAGAAAATCTGGTAGTACCTTTTATATGGATTTTATCTTCCATGCATACTACAAGATACTTAGAAAGATTATACCTGTCCCTATAATCGATTTGCCCATGTATCCATTTCGTTATTTTTCTCATTCTTCTTCTTTTGACAATTTAGAAAAAAGCTTTAAATGATTAAATACTTCTAATTCCTCTTCTCCTACAAGCGTAACTTGAAATGATTCTCCAGTCTTCAAATGTATTTTATAAGTAAACCTATCTTTGCCCACTTTGTTGTCATCATAATAATTATAATCTGTTTGTCTTGATATATATTCTATTGCCGACAAATCATCTGCATTCACAAATGACAATCCGAATTTTATATATTCATTATTTTTTTTATTCATTTTCTTTCTCCTTTAATAATTTAGATTTAATTGCGTATTTCTAACTCTTTCTTTAATGATCTCACAATAGTCCTTATCTATTTCTATCATAATATAATCTCTCTTTAATATCTCACAAGCAACTGCTGTTGTCCCACTACCTGCAAATGGATCTATAATCACTCTATCCTCTGGTAACACTCCGACTATATTCTTCATAACCTCTAATGGCATCTGACAAGGATGTTTTGTTTTCTCACCAGAAACATTCTTTACTTGATTTATGTTCCACCAGTCATAAAGTTTAGCCGACTTCCCTTGTTCTATTCTTTTCTTTATTCTCTTATCATTAAGATTCTTATATGGCTGTCCTACTTTCCTAAAATCTGGCTTAATACCAAAAAATGCTATATCTCTGTGTTGTCGTGGAGTATTTGAATTATAAACCCAACTAACAACTCTCTCTGGAAACTCTCCTACTTGAAAAGCTATCCTATATATCTGTTCTGGATAATGTATAACAACAAATGCACCATAAGAGAATACCTCCCCTAACATTTCATAGTAATCATCTTCCTCCATATTATCCTTATATTTATCATAATGATAATTAATATTAAATGGAACATCAGTTACTATTACAAAATCCTTTTTTAATTTCCTAATAAGAGATGGAAGTTCTTCTCTACAATCCCCATTGATTATTTTTTTCATTTCTCTATTCCTTGTTTAATTTAGATAGTAAATCTCTATTCTCGTAGACATTACCTATCACCTCCACATTTAGAATTCCCCCTACAAGCAAGTGTTATCTTCTCCATATTACTTATTGTCTTTTAATTTAATTCCACTTAGCTTTAATAGTTGGTATCCCTATATACTTATCTATCTCCATACATATATCTTCCGACTCACTAAACAACCACTCAAAATCTTTCTCTGTGTATTTCTTCCCAGTAAAGCCGTGTCCTATCTCCAATGCTTTCTCCTGTAATTTTTTGATTCTCTTTGTAAGCTTCTTCGGCAATATTCCCTCACCAATTTGCATATCATAGAAGTGGTCTGAAGCCCCATTCGCCCATGTTTCAATCCACCTTGAATATGCCTCGTCTTTATCATCTGGATACATCTTCTCATAATGTTCCTTTAACTCTGATATAAAAGACCAGTGTTTTGCAAATAAGAAAAGATTGTATACCAGTCCTAACCCGAACTCACTTTCTTTTATTATCTCTTTTTCTTTCTTCTCCATATTACTTATTTGTTTAATTTAATTAGAATATCTAATCAAACATCTATCCAGCTCAGCCTCATAAGTTTTATCTAAATCATCTGCATAAGAAACAGGAAGTGAACAGTCAGCAGGTCTGCCTATTAATAAACATGTGTTATCCCACTCCTCACTGTATTTCTCATGAGCATACACATAACATTGATCTATCTTGTCCTGTCTGTCTTGCTCTTCTAGTATTTCATACATAATTCTATCATTTTCTCTGTTTTGAGCAGACTTAACAATTAAGAAAACAGTTAAACACACTACTATTGTTGGTATTAGTACCAGCAACCATATTTTATCTGTCTTTACTTTCATTTTATTTATTTAATAATTTAATTAAACATTTTCTTTATTACTTCTTCTGCATGTTCACGACCACCAAATTCTTCATAAATATCAAATAATGGTCTGTAAATATGTGCTATAATCTCTCCATTCTCATTCTTCATATCTCCTACATTTTCAATTTCCTTACTCTTTACCTGCTTATCAATCCACTCTTGTTTTCTTATCTCAACATTCATATTGTCATAAAAAGGGTCAAACCAACTTCTCTGTAAGTTGTAAAATATCTTTCCACAAAACTCACACATTCTAGGTACATATTGATTTATACAACCATCTACTTCAAAGAAAGTGTTTATCTTTTTACAATATGGACACTCACAGTCATACATTTTCTTTCTCCTTTAATAACTTATTTACCTTCTCCGCATAACCCCTTTTACCCCTTTGTATGAACCACTTTATTTCCCTTAGTATATTCATCTCTATTCCTTGTTTAATTTAGATAGTAACTCACTATTCTCATATATATTTCCAATAACCTCTAATCCCTCTTCACATTGTTTGGCTAGTGGCTTATCATACTCATTTCCACAATTAAACTCTGCATTATCTTCGTCATATTGAACGATGTATACATTTCCATTATCATAAAAGGTTAGTATGTCTCCCTCAAAAATATCTTTTCCATTCTTATCCTTTAGTCCAGTAAATTGCATAAGAATGGTGTCTGGTTTGGAGTAAATCTCTCCAAGAACTATCCTCCACCCATCTTCGCTAGTAGGTAAAAACATCTTCTTACCCTCCGTATCCCACGCTCTAAACTTTATCTCTCTTTTCTTTTCCATTATTATTATTTAATAATTTAATTAAAACCCTTATGAGTAGTAAGGATAGGAGAACCATATTCTGGATACTTTTCCTTACAAAAACCAATCGCCTTCTTACGAGTGTCTATTTTTCTTTTTGATATCTCATTTCTAAAATCCCCTAAGAGTATTACGAATTCGTCTTCCTTTGCGTCATAAAAGGCAGTTTCTTCTCCTGTATCTATTCCAAACATTTTATCTATGATATTATTATTAGGATTTTCATTATACGAAAAATAACTATCACCTACATAATATACATAATTTCCACCAGCCACCCCCATAGGTGTAGGGCGAGATTTCACAAACTCCCATCTAATTATTTTTATCCTGTTCATTCTCTGCTATCTAATAATTTAATTACTTCTCTTCTATATTCTCTATTTCTAGCATAAACTGATTGACTCCATTTGCCCAATTTTTATAATTAGGGGGACAATAAACAGGTGCTATCTCTTCTACAGTATCCCGACCCTTATCTATATATCCAGTTTTTAATCCTCTTCCTACAACCTCTATTCCCTCTTCAAAACTGCTAAAACCTTTACTTCCCCACCCCCAAGCATTGTAACTTCTGAAATTGTTTTTCCCACCAGAACTTTCAATAGTAGCAATCGCTGGTAGTAACCTGTAATCTAAATTGTATTTGTTAGCTACCTCAACAAATTTCTCTGCAAAATCAGCTAGTGGTGCATTTCCTCTGTTTACTCTAAAGAATGATTCTATCTTTCGTGCTTTTAGTTGATTTTCTTTTATTTTATTCAACTCTTCCTGACTCATAAAAGCTTCTGCCGGAACTATCTCAACCGAACCATCTGCCTTTGTAGTTATTCTATCTCCATTAACCCATTCTACTTTATCTTCTATAGCTTCTTTTGCTTCTGCATTTTCTTGAATATCCGAAAGAGCTTGAGTTTCGTCTTTTCTTCCGACAAATGTCAAAAGTAATAAATAAATGAACATACCCATTGCTAAAAGAAAGAATATCCTTCTAAACACGATCTCCCCTCTTTTTTGACCGTCTAAAAGGTCAATATTTTTAATTTTCCTAATATATAATTTTATTTTTCGTTTATTCATTATGGTAGTTTTTTAATTTAATAATGATTAACAATACGGAACACTATGACTTTTGTTAATGCACTCTTGTAATAACTCCTGATGGCTATTACTCAAAAATATTAGTAATGATGTAATAAGAGCTATTGCCAAGATTAGAATGATTCCAAAGATAATATATCCTATGATATAAAATCTTAGATTCCTCCTTTCTATCTTTTTATCTATTTTCATATATTTTTAGTTTAATTTAATTTATATACAATTATATATTATATAATATTCTTTACAAGGTCAAGTCTATTCTATTTCTTCTTCCTTTCACTAAAGACCGGTCTACCAACATAATTAGGATTTTCTTTCCAGAAGTGCAAATTACTTTCAGGAACATACCTTTCAATAGAACCATCTTTTCTTCGCTTAACCGTTACTCCCCACCTTTTTTCGGCATAAGGAGAAGCGAATCTCTGAATTACCGTAGAAGGTCTTAGTCCAAACATTCTTGCTATTGCAGTTGGTTTATATTTTTTTTCTTGTTCTACCATAGTTTTATTCCAAATTAAAAATTAGTTACTATGCAGGAGAAGCAGGTACTGCCCCCAACCTGCTGTTATCCCCTGCCACCCTACACCTCGTTACCTTATGAATAACCAAGTATGGGGTGGTAAGGGATAACCCTTACCCTCTATTTCAACGATTCATACCACTTTTTAATATCTGCTTTTATTCTAATTTCTCCTTCGGTTGTTAATTTCCTGAATCTCTCAACATCATTGTATACACTAACTTCAATATCTTCTCTTTTAGCATAAAGAAATGGTGCGTCGTACAAAAATCTACCGACTCCAAATTGAACCGCACATCTCTTTAAAGAATCACTAACTGCATCTTTTAACCATTCGCTTTTGTCTAAAGCATTATCTATATCTTTCTCGTTTTTCTTATTCTCCTGAGGATATCCAACATCTTCTCTAGTGATCCATTCATCACCAATTTTTATAGTTAGAATCCCTTTCACAGCCCACTTATTATCTTCTACTTTCTCCCATTTGAACTTCCAATTTTCAGGACCGAATTTCTCATCTAATTGTTCCTGTGCTGTTCGAGCATCTATATAGACTAGAAAACTAACACCTTTTAGCTTTTTTCTATCAGCTTCATAGTAAGTCTGACCAACCCTATATTGGATTCTTTCTAAACTAATCTTGTTTTCCATAATCTTTATTTATTAAAAACTTAATTGTTTCTAATTCCTTTTTCACAAACTCCAAATATTCCTGTTCTGTTATTTTCTTCTTTTCTCCTAATACCAAATATTGGTATCCGCTTCTATATTTCCCATAAATAGTTAAAATCAATTCTCCATTCTCATCTTCTTTTACATTTACCGTACAAAACTCGCCTTCGTAGTTATTTTCCTTCGTTATTATCATCTTCTTTCCCTTTCTCTTTTAAACTTAAATATTCTTTAACCTCTTCCTCTAAACCTTGTACTTGTTCCCCTCTTTTAATCCATTCCCTTGCTATACTCTGCATTGCTCTGACATCTTCTCTCATATAATTTTGGATAGGGACATTTCTCTTTTTGAATTCACTACTAAATGCAATAGGATTTATAATTCTAAATGATTTTCTTCTCCCAAGTATTAGCTGGTGAGTATCACTTTCGGCTCTTCCCACCCCCATTTCTTTCATAGTCTTGATTATTTCTTCTTGAAGCATAGCCTTTTTACTTCTCTGCTCGGTTAATATATTACTAGCCATTTCTATCTGACTATCAATATGCTTCAATTCCTCGATATATTCTTTAAAAGTTTTCATTTTTTTATTTATAATAATTTAATAATAAGAACCTATTTTTATTAACTTCTATCAATAGGCATATTGTTAATAATTTATGTTATATATATATTATAATATATTAAAATAAATGTCAACTATTTTATTTATGTTTCTTTAATATGTTAAAAGTGCTTATAGAACAACACTTCTCAATATCTAATCATCAAAATTAAAATCATCTTTTTTTGATCTACTTCCACCTTTCTTTCTACTAATTGCCATTATCGCTAATTGAGTCCCTTTCTGAATAAAATTAGTCACTTTTGGATATTTCTTGTTTTCTTCGTATAGACCCTCACGCATTACATCAACAATAGCATTCAAGTCTTTTAACCCTGTTACTTCTGCAATGTCGTTTTTAATTAAGTAGAATAAACTCCAAAGTTGTACTGGTCTATCAAAACCACTGTTGTTAATTGGTCTGTACAAAATATGACCTTCTTCGTCTACAACTCCAACTTCATATAAGTAATTAGCATTTTCTCTAGTTAAAAGCCCAGCATCTATTCTTACAAATTCCTTGACATTAACTTGTTCCTGTGTTGTTTTATTTATATCTTCCATTTTAAAATATTCTAAAATTATTTTTTATCCAAAGAACCTTTATTTTCTACCAATATTTTCTTATTTCTCCTATCTTGACCCTCTAGCTTTACAATTGCACACATCTCATTAAGCCTAGAAACAACCCTCTGGGTATAATTAGCGAGTAACTCCGTGCTAGTTAAGTTTGTGGTCATTAAAATTACTTTTTTGTTGTTGTATAAGTCATTTATTAAGTTATACAAAAACTCTTTTATGAATGGAGTGCTATTCTCAACACCTAGATCATCAATAACAAAAATATCTGTATTTAAATATTTGTTATATAGTTCAGTATAAGTATTATTGCCAACTGCATCTCTTATCTGTCTACATATTTCCCCAAATGTTCTAAACATCACACTCTTTCCACTTAATATCAAACTTTTCATAAGTGCTACCAATTCATAAGTTTTTCCTGTTCCAACTCCGCCAGTAAAGAGTATTCCTTTGTCATTATCTACATAATGCCTATACTTATCAGACGCCTTTACATCAAAATATCTAGGAGGTATATTTGCCATCTCCATTAACTCTGTTAGTTTCTCCTCATTCTCACATACCTTGCACCCAATATAAGACTTAACCCATTCCACTTGGTTTGTATCTTCTACAAACTCCGCTTCATAGCTTGTTATGGCTACTTTTGGGTGTTTTTTACAATATTCAACTTCTGGCATAGGGTTTTTATCAACAAAACTCTTAACTAACTTTTGTCTGGCTTCTAGCTGTTCTTTAGCTTTTTGGACATATATATTTATATTTTCCATTGTTTTACAACTTAATTTATATGAACTACCAACCGTAATTTTCCGTTTTATTCTCATTTACAAATGCCTTAGGCTTATCCTCTGCTTTTATCTTCCTTAACCAATTCCTTGCAAATGCTTTATAGTCTTTATATCTCTTGCCTTTCGCTTTTAACCAGTCAACCATCTTTTCGACCTCCATTTGTACAATATCCTGATCTATGTTTAATGTCTTTGAAAGTTCCAACATCGTATCTTCTTCTAAAAGTATTTCCATACTATTCCCCCTAACAACCCCCTTCTTATTTATTATTTCTATGTTATTAGTTATGTGTTTTGAGTTATGGTTAGTATATATACTACTATCCATAGTAGTATCTATACTACTATCCATACTACTATCTAAACCCTCTTCTACATTCACTTTTTTGTTTGTTATACTACTATCCATACTACTATCCATACTACTATCAAAATACTCTTTTACATTTACAGGTATTCTTTCCAACTCTCTTTGGTATGCCTGTTCGTTAAGAGGCGAATTTCTATATTTATTGTTCTTCTCCGCATTCACCACAAAGATCCAACCATCTTTGAAAATAACAAGTTTATTTCTTTCTAATTCATCTTTAGCTTTCTCTAGTTGTTTTTCTGTACATTTATGCTCAAAAATTATCTTTCTATCTGATAATTCGAAAATACCTGAAATATTTATATATGGGCAGGTTAGGAAATACATAAAGAGGTTTTGTGCTTCGTAAGAAAGTCCAGATACCTTTGTGTCTTCGTAGAACCTTGTTTGAATAATTCTAGTCTTCATTTTGCACCTCCTTTCTCAAATGGATATGGTGCATAATTTGTAGTGCTTAATTCTAAACCGGCTATGTGGATAAACTCCTTGTATATATCATCGTATTCGCTTATTAGAAGTGATAATTCCTCTGGATCTTGAGTATTAAGTGGATATAATTCTTCAACCTTTTTAATTCTCCAAGAAAGTTGTTGAAGTCTTGATAGATACTCTTTCTTGGCTAGTGCTTTTTTGCGGAGTTGCACTATCTCCTTACTTGTTTTTCCCATATTTCCCTTTCTAACCTTGAAGGGTGGTAGGGAAGTTGTAGCAAACCTACCAGCCCACAAAGTTATACAACTAATTTCTAAATGAATTTGCTACACTTTTTATATCCATATTTAAAATATATAATAAGTATTTTAAAAAGTCAAACATTATTTTTTATAGTTGATAATACAACCTTTTTTCTATTTTAACTTTTTAATTCTCTTTGTTTTCTCTTCCTCCTCTTTAGGAAATATCAACTCATATTCGATACCGTAAATCTTAACAATGAGTTTATTTCCTTTTTTTAGAACTAACAATTGCTTCATTCTTTTTAGAACTTAATTTAGATATTTCTAAAACATCTACTACTTTAGTTTTACTTTGTAGTAACTCTAAAGCTCTTTCGTTATCAACTTCTAGTATTTCTCCTACTTCAATTTTTCTCCCAAGCTTAATATCATAATAGCCTTTTATCACATTTAACTTTACCATATTTAATTAGCCTTTTCTAATAATTTAACCCAATCTTTAATACTTGAATATCTCACAGGTTCAAACTTTGGTATTTTATTAACTATTTTATCAATATCTAAGTTCCTAAGGTCCATATCTAAAATATATCCGTTTTGTCCATCTTTTACAAGTTCATCAGCACCACCCCAATTTGTAACTATGCACGGAACTCCAACTGATAATGCCTCCAAAACCGAATATGGGCAACCCTCAAAATCGCTCAATTGAACTAGATAATCTGCATTTGTCAACCCAATTGTTATATCACTCTTATACCCAACCAGTTGTACTTCTTCTATTGGCTTAAACTTTTCTACCCAATTATAATAAACTTGTGGATCTTGACTATTATCCCCATATACGACCCATACAAATCTCACTTTAGCTTCTTTTAATTTTTGAGCAAGAGATAGCATTCTATCAAAACCCTTTTCTGCACTAAACCTAGAGTTGGTAACTAGCCTCAAAACCCTTCTTTTATCTTGACCGAAGTCCGGAGTTAGTAAGTTATATATAACCGTTGAATCGACTCCCTCAAGTTTTTTAATGACATCGGCAACATGTTTTGTTACAGAAACATATTCTACCTTTCCAGCATTTCTTAATTTAACAGGATATTTTGTGTAATCTGAATGTATCCATTGAAGGAATCTTTTAGCCTCAATCTGCTTTGGGATTTCGTGATTACTAGCAATTAAACAAACATCTGCTTTTATGATTTTATCAGGAATAATTTTAACCACGTCTCCAGCCTCGGCATACTTAAATAGGCTCTTGTTGTCTTGACAAGATCTGAAACAAATAGTAACTTTATATCCTTCTTCATCTAGTAGCTTTGCTAAATTGTAGACCGCACTCTCAATTCCACCTAAACGAGGAATATAATCGTGATATATACAAATACTTTTCACTTTATTGGTCCTTTCTTAATTTTATATTTTATCCATATTTTATTTATAATAGCAGATTGTTTAATTTATTCCTATAATCTTCGTATATTTTTTTATAATCTTCTTTTGTATATTTTACAGCTGTTTTACTTAATCTTATCTTTTCTTCCCATTTCTCTAGCCCATACCTATTGATAAACCAAAGAGAATATTCGGCATACTTTCCATTACCAAAGCCATTACAGCCTCTGCATTGTGCATTTACTAACTCTTCATCGAAAAGAATGGAATTATTCCTACCGCCGATAGCATGTCCTGCTTGTAGTTCTTCAAAAGGAAACTCTTTATTACAAGTTACACATTTTCCTCTTCTTAAATTTCCAGTTGTAGCAATACAATCTCTTGTTCTAATGTAATTACTAAACACTTTCCAAGCTCTGTTTTTATAATAAGTAAGACTTTTTTCCTTCTTACCAATTTTCCTCATACTTCAATATACAATAAACTTTTATATAACTAAAGTTATAAGGGGGGCATATATACCATAATGGATATTTATTATATCCCCCTTTAGGAGGTTATAATTTTCGTGGATCAAAAAAATTGTTTCCATAAATTCTATGAGCAATTTTGTGGCATTTTACACAAATGGCACAACAATTTTCTTTAGAACTATCCCCTCCTCTGCTACGATTTTTACAATGATGAATTTGCAATTCTCTTGCACTAAATTTCTTTCCACATACCGCACATCTAAAACCTTGTGAAGCTTTAATCTCTTTCTTCCAAGCATCTTTTCTATTGGACACAATTCACCTCAACCCTCTTTGTCTACAAAGCCATCTAAACACTCAAGAATCGTCAAACCGTTGTTTATTGCATACACAATACAGCAGATAATTATGAATCCATTCTTGTCCCTACAAACATACAGCGGACAATTGCGAGATTCTTCATTACCGCAACCAATACAAGTACCAAACTTAGTATCCACAATACACCTCCTTCAATTAGATTTTGAATGAACCTTTTTACTTCTACCACCCCATTATTTCACAAGCTAATTCTGTTGTAGGAATTGCAAAATGCTGTTTCTTATATGGACTCAAATATAACCAGTTAGCACCAACTGCACTATCTGGATTTCCTTTACCCTTTAGATATTTATCATTTCTTTTTAGAGTAAACCCATTGATGAATGTTTGTCTCTTGAAATCACCTCCGAACATTGCTTTACTGACACTTTGGCTACCATCTGTATGGGTATGATTTGAAATTATAATGTCGCAACCCTCTACTTCTTTTGAAAATCTTCCTTGAGGGTGGTTTGGATTATGATAACTATATCCTTTTAACTGATGTGCTAAAACCATATGGTATGGGATTTTCTCAACTCCATTATCCAAATAAGTAGTCAACCACCCTATATTGTAAAACAAAGGTGCATCTGCATTTCTTAAATATTCCTGATATTTGCTTACCCAAGTTTTTTCTTCCCAATTGTGATTTCCTATTACTCCTCCTATGATTTTACCTCTCAATTCTTTTAGCATCGAATACATCAATTTGTACTGTTGCTCAAAATTGAGAATACTGTCATTTTGTCCACTATTCCAACTAATTGTTTCTGCCAAATCCCCTCCTAAAACACAAAAAGCATTATCGTTATATTTAATCGTGTCTACCAAATATCTTAAATATTCATAGTCAGTTTTAGCACCTCCTAAATGTGGGTCTGCTAAATCACAAATGGCTATCGGCTTATTTGTTTTGATTGTAACCTCTGCTTCTTCTGGTATTCTATCCTGTTTTTCTCGCCATTCTTGCCTTTTAATTGCTTCTTCTATCTGGTCATTAAAAGGAATCTCTTTGTATGGATTTTTCCATTCTTTATGAATAGGACTATATCTTGCTTCTATTTCTTTTTCTGACCTAAAACTATCTTCACTCGGATCTGTGTACAGGCCGTATTCTAGCTCTAGCATTTCTTTGTAGAATAAGTTTATTTAGTGTCTTGACCTTCTATATACTTACTAATTCCAAAAATTAAAGTGTTGATTATTAAATAAAGAATTAAGGTTGCCCATAAAGGAAGTTGTACCTGTGCTACAATGTCTAACAATCCTGTTAGAAAATATGTAGCTGTACCTGAAAGAACTATCCATTTCGTAGAGCTTTTTACCTTACTTAAAGCGAAATTGACTCTCTCTTTAGAACTTATTTCTTGACTCATACTTTTGATAAAATAAATTTAACTAACAAACTAATAAATGCTAGTATAAAACTAGTAAGTATAATTATATTAAGTATGTTATCCACCATTTCTTTGTCTTTTTTTAATATATCTTTAACAGTATCTCTAGGTTTTAACTCTTCCAAGATTACACTATTTATAATTTAAGGGGTCTAAATTTCAACAAAAGACACATGACCCCATTTTCTACCACTTTTTATATCATATATAGTCTGCCTAGTTACTGAAAAGATTTTTGCTAATTCTATAGGACTAATTCCACATAGCAAAGACATCTTTATATGCCTAACACTTCTATTGTTTAAAATAGCTCTTGGGTGGTTCTCTCCAACTTCCTTTGTATTAGATAATCCCTTTTCTTGTGCGTGTTTGTTATTTTCATATGGAGTACACCATTCTAAATTTGTAATGACATTATTCATTTTATTACCATCTTTATGATTTACATGGTTCTTCCCTACGACCTTCTTAAGATAATTTTCTGCTAATAATCTGTGAACATAAAATCTGGCTGGTTTTTTATTATCTCCGTACAAATTAACAGTTAAATATGAAAGATTTCTGCCTGACAATGTTTGTTTCATATATCTCCCTGTTTTTGTATTTATAATTTCCCCTTTGTTAGAGATTTTATACTTACTGTAATTTTTAATTTTTTTCCACTTTGTTTCCATACTTTTATTTCTTAGGAAATAATTTCTCCAAGAACTCAACTATCCACATAAAACGACCATTTTTTAACGCATTATACCCTTCAATTGCTTTATTTTTCTCGTTTTCAATCCTATTTTTTTCTATATAGAGTGTATCATATTTCTTCTGTAAATCATCAACATTCTTATTGATTTCTTCTATCAATGAATCAAAGGCTTTAATCTGTTCTTCTAAATTTGAAATCTCCTCAACCTTAGCTTCCAGTTGCTCTTTACAAGTCCCTAGCTCTTTTTTAAGCTTGGTATTCTCTGCCTGAAGTGTTTCTATATGTTTTACATATTCGCTACAATCTGGGGTACTAGGCGGAGTTACAGGGGGTGTTGCTGGTTCTTCATATAATTCGAACTTTCCAACATCTGCAACCCAGCCTGTAGATCCATTTTCGAATTGAACATCATACCAAGTGTATCCATCTGCAATTCTAGGGGCGTCTTTGATTGTTCCGACCAATCCCGCATAGCTAGAACTCAATATATCGTACTTTAACCCCGAGCCTTTTCTGATATTCTCCTCGCCAGTGAAAATTATTTTATCTCCAATTTTAAAATCCATATTATCACTATCTAAACTTAAATCTCGATACTTACTCCAGTCAAATGGATTATTTATATTGCCTTTAAAGCATTCATTTGCTATATCTTGGTATTTCGTTTTAAAAACTATATTTCTATCTAAATATTCAAAAATGTTATATCCAGCACTCAGACCCAAGTGTATATGCATAGGATAGCCACCATTCTCAGCTTTAGTAGCTATATATCCGGGTTGTTGCCCAGTTGAAACTGCATCTCCAATGTTGCAATTCCATCTAGCGGTATGAACATAGAATTCATTAAACGGAGCCCCGTCTACCGATTTGCAGATATAGCTTCCAGCACTGTTGCTTTTCGCAATTATTTTCCCAGAGCTCATAGAACTAAAAGGAGTATTTGAGTTCATTCCTTCAACGACTAAATCAATAGCCATGTTGTTAGATCCGCTATGCAATGTTTGAGTTAAATATAGAACCTTGTTTCCGAACGGATTTTGTAATTTCCTCATTTCATCAATAATCGTAAAAGATTTTCGACCAAAAAGACTAGAACCGTACTAACTATTAACCAGACTAAATTGTTTATGCTTTTGATTTTTCTATCTTGTGATTTTGATTTTTCCAAAAGCATATCAAAATCCCTTCTATAGTTATCTTTTCTAACATATGTTTTACAAATATCATTAAATCCCTTGTCTAGCTTTTTATCTAAATTATCTAGTTTCTCGTCTATAGATTTCATCTGTTGTTCTAACATTAAAATTCGTCTGTCCAATTTATTAAATTGTTCATTCTCTTTGTTCTCATTCTTCATTTATCATTCTCTATGTTTTTATAATATAGTTCAAAACTATATAAGGTTGGAGATTATTATGAGCACCACCACCACCAGTTTCCGTAGTTGTCGTTCCAGTTCCATCAGCAACCTTTACATTGTAAGAACCACCACCAGTCATAAAATTAGGGTCTGAGTTGTTAGGAAGTGTGTAGGCGTGTGTGTGACTTGGCATTTCTGCTATTGTTAGTGTATGAGTTTTTGCACCACCAGTTTCTCCAAGTGCATCAAAACTTGTATCTGCACTATTCAATCCAACGGCAACCTTCCCTTTAAGATTAGGAACATTGAATGTTGTTGAACCATCTCCTGCCCCGTATGTAGTTCCAATAGCAGTGAACAACTTAGCATAAGTAGTTCTATTGACTGCACTTCCATCACAAAGCAAGTATCCACTAGGGGCAGTAGAACCTGCGAACATATCAACTACTCCTGCTGGGACGGTATCTTTTATAAGATTTGATTTCTTCACCTTTTTATCAGTTCCACTTGCAGAATAAGTAGTATCACTCTTATCAACTACCACCAGCAAATCATCATCTGCCACTTCTGTTAATTCTGCCAAACTTGTTATTTTTGCTCCCTCTTCGTCCATAATTTTATTCCTTAATTAACTTAATATTATACTATAACATAGTTCTTTACTTTAAACTATGTATCTAAAGTCATATCACATTCTTCCTCTGCATTGTTATAAAAAATTGTATAATCCACATGAATGGTAATTTGAGGTAAAGTAGAATTAGTCCCTTCCCCACTAACTTCCCCATCGTGAAGCTGTCTTACAATCCTCAAAACCAAATCATTTTCAGTTGCATAATACTCTACATTCGTAGTATCTAAATTAAATACTCCACCAAATCTAAACTTTATATCTTCCAAATCATTAAGCACCAATCCATCAAAAGAAAGGGGAGTATCAATTTCCCAATATTTACTAGAATCTATACCCACTACAGGTTCGTTTGAGCTAGAAGATGTATGACTCCTGATACATTTATATGATCCTCCGTTATAATTAACTGTCTCATTCAAATAATAATTGACTGATGTTGCCCAATTTCCTCTATAATAATATTGATTTAACCAATTTACATAAGTATCAAGACATATTTTTGAGTCAACAAACGGAGCGAAGATAGGAATATAACCAAGACCGTGAGTAACTTTAGCTTCTACAATTTGTTCTAAATTCTGACCATTACTTGCATAAAACTGAGGTGCTGTAACACTTAATCTTCCTGTTTGAGCAATTTTAATTGTGTCATAGTAGGTATTGATTTTATTCTTATAATCACTTTCTCCTTCTCCTTCTGCATAAACTTTTATGGCCGGAATCTTCTTAATCAATGGAGGTATTGTCGGGCCTTCATATTTTATAGGGTCAAGTAGAATTTCGAACCACATGTTAGAAGGAAATATTTCATGTACAATTTTTCCACATGCAAAACCTCCAACTGGATAGGCATCTATTGTAGTTTCTCCAATTTTACCAGCACTAACCCCTGCTCCTACTCCAACATTACCAAAATATCTAGGATTATTATGTCTCCTAAAATAGGTCAATCTCAAAAATCCTGCTCCTCCATTTCCTCCAATTCTATCAGTAGTATAAAAGTTTAAAGTGTTTCCACCACCACCTCCACCCCCTCCTGCTGGATATCCACTATATCCATTCGTAGAAGCAAACATACCATAAGCTCCATTTCCAGTATAAGAGGTATATTCAACCCCTCTCCCTAATCCACCGGGATTTGGCCACGAACTGCCTAGTGCATTTCCACCGTCTCCAGTAGCTCCAGCACCACCACCTCCTTCTGCTGTCGTAGGAGAATTATTTTCATCAAGATGAAACACTCCACCATTTCCTCCTTTGTAGACAACATCTCCTATTCCGCCTGCAGTTGAACCTATACCTCCTACTCCTCCATTTTCATAAGATTTACCTCCTGCTCCACCTTTGGCAACCACTATATTATCTCCAAAAAAGGTGTCTCCACCATTTCCTCCATTTCCTGTTGTTCCTACTCCACCACCACCAATTCTGATGTTATAAGCAGTTCCAGATACTACATTTACAGTTTTTTTAGCATATTGTCCTCCTGCACCGCCTCCACCTCCACCTGCTACATTATCAGTAACTATTCCACCTCCAGCACCACCACCTCCCCAACATTCAACAACTACACTTTCTACACCACTTGGACAATACCACTTCATTGTTTTATTTAATGGAAATGAAGGTGTGTAATCCAATCTAAAAGGGTCAATCCCATTCCCCATCATTGTATTCGCTGAATATTCTTCCATTAAAAGAACTTCTGGAGGATAATTCAATCCGTGAGAAATAGTAGTTGGATTTGGTACTCCCTCTGATGAAATACCATATACATAATTAGCAACCTTTCTTTTTACAACCTTTTGTAAATTAAGGTCGCTATGTAGAGACATATCTTTATAATCCCCTGTCCTTGCATCAGAATCTTTTCTAGCTACCACTATTTTAGAACCAGCCATCTTTACTTGGATCTACAAAAATTATACATTTATAATCTATTTCTTTAGAACTAAAAGCTTTATTAACCATTGAAATTGTATAAATACTCAAAAAAGACTCGTAAATACCGTTAGTTCTTCCAGCATATATTATTGCAGTACCTCCTTCATTATCTTGAACTTTAATTGTAGCCGGTACAGTTTGATATTTTGTTTCTTGAGGTCCTTTTATATAAGTAAAGAAAAACGGCATATATCCTAATTCGTGTTTTATAGAAATACCCATTCTTACTCCTATTCCCTCGGCCGTTGCTGGAAATACTAGAGTTCCTTCTTTTATAATATATCTTTTTAATTGGTTTTTAGTGCTATCAAGAGTTAATTCGTTTGGATTAGCTATTCTTGCATCAATATTTCTTTTAGCTACTTTTAATATTGGATTTGACATTATTCTGGAGGATTCCCTATATAAATTAAGACTTTTCCTGTAACTTCATCTTCAATTGTTATTTCAGTTCCAACTTTCAATTTCCCAGTTGTGATTTTATCTGCTGATAATTCTTTTATTTTTGCACTTGGAATTGAGTTATCTTCTAAATTTTCTCCAGTTATAACTGTTTTCTGTATCTGCTTCTCTAAAATAGAAGTCTCTTTTTTAACATTAGTCAAACCTAATTCTAATTCATTGGCTGATAGAGTTTCTCTAAAGCCTTCTACAGACATTTCAATTTCTATATTCAAAATCGTAGTATTATAAGAGATATTGTTATTATCTTTCAAAGTAATCGTGTCTCCTGTTTCAAAATATCCTAACCCTATTGTTTTTGCATTGAATGGAACATAAGAATAACCCATTAAAGCATTCACCATATCGGTTATATAAGCTTCAGGGTCTTCTCCTATAAACACATTATTATCTATTCGCAATTGATATAAGTCATTTCTAACAGCCAATCTTTCTGTTCTTAACTTCTCTCCATTTTCTAACAAAAAAGAATATCCATTTTCCAAAAGTAAAGGAGTATGGTAATATCCTCCATTCCAAATCCAGTTCTGTTCAACTGGATTACTTCTAAATACAATACTATTTAATTCTCCCCATTTCTCCTTTGAGTTTAGATTGTATAACTGAGCTGGTGGAATTGTTTCAACCGAAGTCCCACCTACTATTCTCAATACAAGTTCATCGTCGTTATTAAAATACATAATTGTTCCTGTAGCTTCTGCAATCTGATTAAGTACATCTCTATAACTCTTTCCTTGAAATGCTAAATAATCATAGGAAACAAGCATATCATCATTAGGAAATGTTGTAGTGGCAAGTGTCCAATTCAAATCTGAACAGAGAGCTTGTAAAAATTGCTTCAAGGTTACCGGATAAGTTAAAGATTCATTATCATAAAGGACCAATGCTTCAAACATTTTATCGTATAACGAAATAGTGGTAAGCCCTTCTTTAACATCAACATTCTTCTCATAAACATAAAACTTGCCCATATCAATTACCTCAGGTGTTGAACCAATGCCTGCTTTGTAATAAGTCAATGAATGAACTCCAGATTGCGAACCTGAAGTTGCTATCTTAATTCCACTCATTGCATTATTAAAACTTTCTGCAAGATAGAAAGAATTATTATCTTTCTTTATTACATAATAAGAAACTCCTTCCGTAAGTCCAGTTGGTAAAGTTCCTGTTGTGGATAACTTTACTCTATTTCCATCAATAAAATTGTGAGAAGCTAAAGTAACTACAGCAGGATTAGCAATTGAAATTGTAACTGTTCCTTTTTCTACTTTATCAGCTACATAAACTCCTAAACTCAAATTACCACTTTCATAAGTATGAGAACCATAATAACCAACTTCAGCTTTTCTCATAATCGCTTTACCTATATCTCCAAATGAAGATAATTTCACAAACTTTAAATCATCATTTGCTGTAATAAGGTCTACACCATCATCAAACTTAGCATAAATCTGCCTTATAGGGTCTTTTATTGCTTCTTTGAAATCGTCAGATACAGCTATCATCTATTTCCTCTTACAAATTAACTATACTTTTTAACAGGGATTAAACTAACATCAAAGCCATTGTAAAGCTCTTTACCCTTGTCAAGCAAAGGTGTTTCGTAATCTCCTGCGTAATATTGTGCTGATTTAACACTTTGTGTATTAGCATCATACCAAGTTAAAGTGAAGAATGGAGTATCTAGCATTCCGATTATTGTTTTCAAATCGGTAGCCTTCATTGGTGCAAAACTAACCTGTATTTTAGGGAATATACCAATAAAATCTGCCTGTATCTCACCAGCCATTGTCCTTTCAGCATTGCTCCATAACTTAGCTCTTAGTACTTTATACTCGCTCACGTTTGGAACTTTCACTCCATTTATTTTTAATAGTGTGTCTATTGCCATGTTATAATTTCAATAATTTAGTACCACTCGCTAAAGACCTATCATTTAGATAGTCAATAAAGCCTTTGTAAATAGTATCTTCTCCAAGTTTAACTGTTAGATTTATAGGTTGTCCACCTTGTCCTAGCTTATCGGCAAGTTTATCTATCCATTCAGTATTATTTTCTAGCGGGATAACAGCCTCTCTACCTTGTTCACCTAAGACTGCTAATGTCGGATCTTCTATTACTCCTCCTTTTGCTAAATAAGGAATATCTGGGGTATAAAAACCGTCTGGAAATAGTATTGGTATCTTCTTGCCTCTTAATCTTCCTAAAAATCTATTTATATATGAAATAACACTATTTAGACTATTTTTAGCTGAAGTACCAAAGCCTTCCCAAACACCTCCTAAACTATTTCTAACATCGTTCCAAGCTTTTGTAATTCTATTTGCGGTAGTTTCTGCTTGTAATGAATTAAGCTTATCCTGACTTTCTTGGAATTTATATGTTGCATCTGTAACATTCTGAGTCTTTTGTTCCAAAGTCGCATTTGCTTCTGAAACCCTATCTGTTACTTCTTTAACTTTTGCCTCTTTTTCCGCAACTCTTTGCTCTGCTGTCTGTTGTCTGCCTTTCGCAGAAGTCAGTTCCAAAGTAGCTCTTGTATATTCTTCTGTTCCAACCTTTCCTTCTGATTCAAGTCTTTTAAGCTCTGCTTGTGCTTCCGCCACTCTATCATTTGCATCCATTAAAGAAAGTTGTGCATCTGCCAAATTACCACTTGCGATAGTTAAATCTTCTTCGGCAATCTTTAAATTATCAGTTGCATCTTTTAACTCTTTTTCAGCCAATTCTAAATCTTTACTCGCTTGTTCATTCTCTTTTTTCGCTTCTCTTACTTTTGCAAATGGGTCAATAATTGATTTTAAAGCTTCAGTTATTGCTTTAACACTCTCCCAAACTCTCCCCCAAAAATCTATCAAAACATCATTCCAACCGATAAAGAAAGTTATTATACTTCCAACTATTCCTCCGATTAAAGTTTCACTTTCTAATAGACTATCCGTAATCCCTTTTAGCCAATTCTTTATAGCTTCCCAATTCTTAATAAACAAATACTCTAATACTGCTAATACCGCAATTACAGCACCTACAACTACTGTTACTGGATTTATTGCTCCTATAAATGCACCTATTGCATCTTTGGCATATAATATCCAAATACCTACACTTTCAAAAGCACTACCTAATCGAGCTACAACAGGACTAAGGACTTTACCAACTGTACTAAACCAAATAAAAGACCCCACTACTTTATCCACTATACCTTTAACAATTGCTAACGCTCCTCCCACTAAAAGTATTGGTTTTTTATTCTCCCAAAACCAATTCCCTACTGGTTCTAAAATATCTAATAATGGTTGTAAACTCTTTCTAAGACTTTCTATCTTTGCCCTTAATTCTTTTTCTATATCATCTGCCATCTTATTGATGATATCTATGTTCTCATTAAGACTTGCTACATCCATAGCTTCTTCTAAACTTATACCAGCACCGCCGACATTTACTCCTCCTCCGATAGTTCCTTCTCCCTCTTTCTGAGAAAGTACGTTCATTTCATCAAAACCAGCTAAGCCTAGTAGTTCTTTCTTTAGATTTTTAGCACCACTTGTTGCATCTTCCATAGCACCAGCAGTTCCACTTGTGCTATTACTTAATTTATCCATAGTAGCAACTACTGGTTTGAGTGAAAAATGAGTTAATCCTTCAAAATATTTACCAACTATCGGAATCCGTGTAAGTAATGTTCCGATTATCCTAACAACCGCTATTACATAAGCCGCCACATTGTTAGCCCAGCTCCTAAAAGTAGCCTCATTTCCTATCAATGCACTTCTTACGCTATCTACAAATTCAAATACAGCTCTAGTAACCGAAGCGAATACAGGTTCTAAATAATTACCCAATCTTTCGTATAACGAAGTAATAACATTCCCAATACTATCTATCGCCTTACCAGAAGTTTGCATTGTATTGGCATAAGCACCGTAAGTTTTTCCTGCCTCCCTCATTACAATGTTTAACCTAGCCTGTGCCAATTCTTGTTGAGTTAGTTCCGTATAAGTCTTTCCCAACGTCTTTGCATACTCCCTATACTCCATACTCATATTACCAACCTCTATAATTCCATCAGCCATTGCCACTTCACCTCTTCTAACAAACTTTGTAACCCTATCTATTGCGTCTGCACTATCAATACCGGCGGCCGCACCTAAATCTTTCATTGCCAAAACCAAAGCATTTACACCTTGAACCGTTTCCCCATTTCTGGCGTCCACGTATTTCAAGCTATTAGCCATATCTATGAGTCCAGACAAAGCTAATGTCTTGATAGTATTCTCAGCTTGGCTTCCATAGGTGTTTGCGTCTTCTAAGGCTGTTCGCAAATCATTAACCTGACTAACACTCGTTCCCATATTTCTAGCAACCGTATCAGTAGCTATCTTTAATCTACTGTATTGAGAACCAAGGTCAACTAGTTTTTTACCCATATTAAAGGAGGCGTTCCCCAACTTCTTAAAAGTACCTACAAGAACTTGAGAGGCAATATTGGCCTTAATAAAACTACCAGTCATTCCTGATCCAGCTTGTTTTGTGAGCCTTTGTAATTCAGCTATTTCTCTTTTGAATTGTCCTGCCTGAGCTTCTATAAGTACCGACAGTTTGTCAACTTCTACATAACCCATTTGTTATATTTAAATAACTTATTTCTCATCTTTTTTCTTTTTAATCACACCACCAAGTGCTATGGTATTCTTTCTCATCATTTCTTCCA